TGGTAGAGCACCTGACTCTTAATCAGGGTGTCCAGGGTTCGAACCCCTGATCGCGTACCATACCAAAAACCGCTTTAACACTGCGTTTGAGCGGTTTTTTATTATTCTAAATTATATTGCATTTTGGGCGTTTGACTATATTCTGACTATCAAAGCAAAAAAATAAGGGTGGCATTACACCACCCTCAAAACTACTTATCATACATACCACATCTGTACTCTCTACAAATTGTTCGTAGGTCCTTATAAGATAGTCCCAATCTCCCTTGCTCGTCACCGACCAATGCGCCGTAATCTTGCGCAGCTTGTACTGCCGTTCTTGCCCACGATGGCATGTTGCCATCGTTATAGTCATACACCATTGTACTTTGCACTACGGCTTTCAATTCCTTATTCTCTGCTTGGAGCGCTGAAATAGCCGCCGCCTGTTTCTCTATTAGATTTTTTAATTCATTGTACTGCTCCATTGTCAGTCCCTCCTCATTTCTTAAAATCGCCTTAACTTTTTCTTTGAATGTCATCCAACCGGCACTGTTCTCAGTTGCCCACTGTGCCGGACACTGTTTGTCCCACACGTCATAGTGGCGCAAAACAAATATATCAACTGTATCTGCTGTAATGCCTATGTATTTACACAATTCAGCACATAAATATGCGGTATTGTTGATTGTTTTTTCTGACACAATAGAATTACCGCTACAACACATTTCAATGGATATGCTGTTTTTATTTCGGCAGTCGGCGTGTTTATACACCGATGTACCGCCGACCGCCCACGCCGCATTATTTAACGCAACTGATTGATAACACTCGGCTTCGTCCATAAAATAATTAGCAGACGATTTTCTTGCTCCATTGTGAAAAAATGTTGCATTATTTTTGGCTGTGTCCTTTTTATTTCCTGTATAATGAATTACAATGAATTTCACCACACGACTGCTATATGTATAGTAGTTTGCCGATGATGACTGTATTGACGTATCAATGTCAATACCATTGAACTGTTTGATTGGAAATCCATCATTTATTGTTCGCATATGTATCCCCTCAATTCTTTTCTTGAATTTCAGGAAGACCTGCAATAGATGTTAGCAGAGAAAGTATTCCTGCAAGTGCAGATGCACTACCTACCAATACCCAATTTACGTCTCCCAATGCAACAGCAGTGCCAATAGTGGCAACTGCTGTTTGTGCAACTGTTTTTATTGCACGAATACCTGCACATTTAAACCATTCTTTCATTTTTATGTACCTCCTAAAATACTAAAATCCTAACATTTTAACAAAATAACCTATCAAACCGCCCACTATTGCCGTAATAATGGCGGTAACGACTGTTTCGTATCGCTTTGTAGGACGTTTTTCTATTTCGTCTACCCGTGATGTAATATCGTTCACGTCCTCACGCATAGCCTTTGTTTCCGTAGCTATGATATGGACGCTCTCGGTCAGTTTTTCGATACCGTCAATTCTATGGTGTGCCGACTTGGTGGACTGCTCTACGGCAGTCAGACGCTCCCACACTTCTTTTTCGTTTTCTGCCTCCATATCAGCCCTCCTTAATTTCTTTCTTCTCGTTTTCTGTGATATATCCCGCTTTGACGAATATGTCAAGGTGTTTCTCTTTGTAAATACCCATTTGATAGTATTTACGTATCAATGTTTTATTCACCGCCAACACCTTCCTTTAACTCTGCAATCTGTAACATCAGCATTGCGTTGATTTCGTCCTGTGACATTGTTTCGTCGCCGTTCATAACGGACTGAACATATTGTTTCATATCCGACATACTGTCAAATGTTTTTGACTGTATCTGTGACAGCTGTTCTGCCGTAGGCTGTTCAAATGTGATGTCTGTATGCTTAATTTTTGCAATTTCTGTGTCCATATCGAAATCACCGTCAGTTTCAGCGAATTTATCATTGACAATCCTGCGTTTTATACGTAATATATCCCTATCGGCGTGTATTCCGTACACAGTGCCGTCAATTTCGACACCGTGTTCATAGAATTGCGCCTGCCCGTTTTTACTATAAAATTTGTACATAATAGCCTCCTTAACTCCACGATGTTATATTTCCTTCTGCAATACAAGTATCTGCAATTCTACCAAAAGATTTAGCACTTGTTACATTGTTTTTGATTACTGTGTTACCATCGACATCTAAAAGATTAAACTCGTTATTGTCGGCTAATGATGATGAAGTAGAGAAACTATTATTTAAGATTAATGTCCTGCCAGATGCACTTATCAATGAGCAACTTCCTGTCGCCGGTATAGATGCGATAGACATATAATTATCTGATATAATAGAAGAATTACTACAATCAATGAATTGAACATATTCCCCAGTAATTCTTATTGAAGTAAATTGATTCCCAATTAGTCTACCCGAATTTGTCAAGAATGACGTATCTTCATTTTGGTATATTGACGAGAAGGTATTGCCTATAATTTCGCCACCACAGTTAATAGTACAATTTTCAATAGAACTAAAAACATTTCCTATAATATTTCCACCTAACGACATTATACAATTTTCGCAATTTTCAATATAATTATCTTGAAAGAAAATTTTTGACGCCGAAAGCATATACCCCAAACACTGTTTGTTTTGTGTGAAATCTAAAAATTCGTTCCCTATTATTTTTGCATAATTTGCAATGCTAATTTCTCTCGTTATTACATTTCCTGGAGCACCCTCAAATCCATTTATAACATTATTAAAAAATAGTACTTTACCCAATTTAAACGTTGATACACCTAATTGATGAGTGCTAAATATATTGACAAATGAACAGGACACTATTTCCGATTCAGTTTCAGCAAATAATACTATTGGATTAATTGTATCAGATGTCACTGTTTTGATATCTTCTTCGAATTTTACATTTTTCATTGTCGTTGATTGTGGTATGTGAAAAATGTGTTGTTTTTCAGCAGGATTTGTATTTTTAAAAATGAAATCATCACACATTGACCCATCTAAGGTCATACTGCCTTTTAATGATATAATAGCCCTACCGCTACTTTCCGGCAATCCATAACCACGTATGGTATTTTCGTTTGTCAAAACACATTTTGTACCTACAGGATAGATAACACTATTGTATGGTGCGGTGCTTATTGCCGCTTGTAACTTTAATTCGTCGTGGTCGCCGTCGCACACGACAAATATTTGATTTTTTGCAATGTCTGTAATATTTTTTGCATTTTCATTTACAGCGTCAATAAATGAATTTTTATTGACAGTTGCCAAATCTGCCAATGTACGAACACGTTCGTATGTATTGGTTATGAAATAACTGTCGCCTGTGGTATTTTCGTTTTCTATGACATAATCAACCGTCGCCGATACAAACTCATATCTTTCCCCTGTCGGCGATTCGCTGTCTATCTTCATTTCTAAATTTATATCGTCAATATGATACAATGTAAATGTCCATACATCACCCGAAATTGCCGACGGTACAGATGTAGAATTTGATGATATACTACACATATTATTACTAAAATCATAGCGAACAACAATATAAATGCCGTCTATCGGTACATTTATACACGGTTCTGAAAACGTTCCGGCAATCTGTTTCCCGTCAATGCAAAACGCGTCTTTCAGTGTAATATCAACCGCCATACTCTCGCCATAATATTCTTGTTGTCCGTCAAAATATAGTGTAGGCTTACTCGGTGCAACAAATTTTACTGTATGTTGCTTTTTGTCGCCAAACAGTATAGTTGTTTCGGTGTTCGCATTGATTTCATCAATACGCACTTTCAATTCTTTGTCAGCGCTTTTTCTTGCTGATTCTTCGGCTTTCACCGAATTTGAAATATTGGTATCCGCCGTCTGCCTTTCGGTGATTTCACTGTCTATATTACGTTGCAGTTCGTTATCCGCCGCCTGTCGTATTGTCACTTCGTTGTTTATGCGACTGCTTAACGAACTATCCGCACTTTCCCTCGCTTTGGTTTCGGCGGTGATTTTGTCCGCCAAACCTACATCAGCGTTAGTGCGTTGCGTTATTTCTGTGTCCAATTTGTTGGACAGTGTGTTATGCTCGGTTTGAATTGCCGTGAAATTATCACGAACAATCTTCCACCATTTCGATAAAAACGTTTTACCGTCAAAATTAAAATTTAATTTCATTTTATCCGTCCTTTCTAAATCGTAATTGATTGGGATTTTGGTATTAAAAAAACACGCCGTTCGCGTGCTATGGTGGTATTCTTCTGTACATTAACGTCACCTCATTTTTTGTACGAAAAAAGCACGCCGTAAGACGTGCTTTCAGATATTATTTATTGTGCTATTTTTAGTTGTTCAACTAATGCGTTTTGTAGTGTTTGAGAGAAATTGACATTTTCTCTCACAGCCAATTCATTGAGCCATGCCGGAATTGTTAATGTTTTCTTGATAGCCTTATTACCATGCTTTTTCATATACTCAATCATATCAAATTCTATCATTACGATAAATTCATTTTCGCCTGTAACAATATTTTTCAGATTTGTTGCCTTTGGGTATTCAAAGTCTTTATTGCCGTCTTCTAAATACAAGCCCAACGCGTCAATCGCCATTTCATAGGCTTCTTCTAATGTATCTCCCTCCGAAAAACACCCCTCAAAATCGGGAAATGTCACGGAATATCCGTCCTGTTCTTCTGTAAAAATAGCAGGATATAAATGTTTTGACATACAAAAACCTCCTTATAAATAATATATATATGCCGAAACTCGCGGAGCTTATTTAAGCCCCGCTTGTTTCAATATGCCTTGCTCTGTCCCCTTTTTTAATGGTTTGTTGTGGAAAGGAACAATCGTTTGTTTTTTAGTCTTTGGATTGTACATTTTTTTATGCGACCCATTTTGACCGATTTCCATAAAACCGTTTTTCTTGAGCAATGTTATCATCTCTCTTGGTAACATTGGCATTTGTTGTTCCCCCCTTTCCTTGAGTATGTATATATTATAACACGTGTTTACACGTATGTCAATACTTTTTACAAAAATTTATTGTATTTTTTTATTATTTGGTATATACTATTGTCTACATGTCTTTCAGACTGTAGACACCCCCATAATGAGGTGTCTTTATTTTTAATTCTGCATTGTTCATATTTTTTCTTACTTCAACAATGGCTGTATCTCGTCGACAAATTGGTCGTATGGGATAACACTTCTATCCTCTACCAAAATCGCTTGACACGAATATATTTCTTTTTTGTCCTTTGATATTTTTACTTCTCTTGTATCATGGTCGTATTCAGGCTTACAATCAGTGCCTTGCATCATATCCCATATAAAAACTACTGACACATAATACACTCCGTCCTTTTGAATTATATAATCAGAATTATTTATATATTCTGCCGGCGGTGTATATTTACTTGTTACTGTCATAGTATCATCTTCTTTCTTTTCTGATATTGTGGCGGTGCTTGTTTGGGTATCATATTGTACATCTTTCCCCAACGCTTCACTAACTGCCCTTATCGGCAAGTATGTTGTGTCGTTGTATAGGAAATTATCGGCTTGTACTTCTTTACCGTCCACAACAACTTTTATTGTATTCGGCAAAACGTTTATATTTTGCCATACGTCAGTCGCATACGCTCCCGCACACGATATAACGCCCATAACGAGCATACCGCATATAAAACTTTTAATATTCCCTTTCATAAAAATACCTCCTTTGTGATACCTAAATTGTACCACAAAGGAATAATTTTGTAAATATCTTTTATGAAATGCCTGTTATAAGACCGCCCGAAACAGTTACCGTCTTTCCGTCTGCCGTTTGAAACGTTCCGCTTGCTCCTTGCTCAAACTTCCACTGTCCTACTCCTCGTGTTGCTCCGTTACCACCGTATAAAATATTGTTTCCCTGTAATTTTATATATGCTTCACTGATACTGTTATATACTTGAAAAATTTCTTTCCCGTTATAATACAATATTAAATCGGCATATCCTTGACCGCTACTACTCGGTGCATTACACCACAATCCGTACTTATTGCCGTCAGCGTCGTAACTTTGAATACCGTTCTTATCTATAACTGTTCTTGCCTTTTTGTCTGTGCCTGTGGCAAATACACCTGTTATAGTAACATTACCGTCGTCGTCCATTTCAATGGTTTTCTCTGATAACTGATTGAATATCTGAAAAACGAACGCACCGTCCATATTTCCGAGGTTTATTCTTCGTCTGCCCTTATTATCTTCGATATATAGCAAATCACCGTCTAACAGCAGTTTTTTGTTATCTGATTCAACGGGATTTTGTGTACTGTTCAATGTACCGTGGAAGTAGCTTGTTTTCAGCTTATTCGCTCTGCCCGAATTTTTCTGAATGGTTTTAATCAGCTTACCCATATACCACGCATGGTAATATGGATTTGCCAACGTCGGCTGACCGATTGTTACTGACGGCTGTTTTGCGCTGTATGGGTAATACGTCATTGATACAATTCGCTGTTTATGTTCGATATTATCTTCAAAAACGTGTACTGTATCACCCAACGCAATTTTATAAAAATCACCGTACTCGGCAAGTTTACTCAAATCAACCACGTCCCCCGTGATTGTCAGTTGAGGGCGGTCAAGTCTAAAATCGTTACCCTCGCCCTTTAAGTCCCACTCACCAAACGCCTTTAGCTTTTCGGGGTCATCGTAATCACTATAATCTCGGTACGCCTCACGAATACCGTACTTCTCAATACCCTCTTTACTGTCAATGTACGGCTTACCGCCGTTTACTGATGAAATCGTCAAATCGTCCTTGCCGTACATATACAGTCTTGTCGTCAACTCTTGCGTGTTTCTCTCGACTGAAAGACTTGTCATATTCTTCTTTATTGACATTCTCACGCCGTTGTCTTTTCCGATACGCTCCACAACCGCAAATCGGTAATTGTCGTAGTATATTTCACCTCTGCCGTAAGCCTCTATGACGTTTTGAATTACGTCATAAGTATTTATCTTATCAGTCGGGTAAAAGTCGATTTTAACGCCGTCTGCGCCTATTCTCGTCATACCCATTTCCTTAAGTTCACTGTCGGGTATAAGCTCAAACTTTGTATCGGCTATCGCAAGTTTTATAACGTCGTACGGGTCAACACCTATTGTTGATTTTGTCACGTCCGTATCGTTGCCGATTGTCGGCAAGTGATGATGAAGTGCGTCATCATAGAATATTCGGTTAGCTTTCACCGTCATAATTCTTGAACCGCTGTAATCTCGCTTTACAAATGTAATGCGGTATGCTTGTCCTTCAACCGATACTATACGATTTTCTTTTATAAGCTCCGCTTTTTCGTCTTTCATAGGGTACTTAAAAGAAACTGTGTGCGTTTCCTGCAATCCCTCGAACACCGCCACTTCGTACGCCTTATTCAGATACGCAAGGCAACCGCCTGTGAAGTCTGTTTCGTTCCATTCGTGTAATTTAAAAGCCATGTTATTCACTCCATTTCATATTGTCAAAATCTACGTCGTACAAAAATTTAGGCGTGTAATTTATCTGTACAACTCCACCGCCTGTTACTGTTATTGTGTTATCCAATCCCGGGACAAGTTCAAAGAAATCGCCCGATATATCCGTCATAAGACTTGTATTTCCGCTGTAAGCTATCTCTTTTTCGCAGTCAATAACAATATCGCCCGTATGCTTAACAGTGATATTTTTGCCGTTATTTCCTATTGTGAAAGGATTTGTTGCACCTGTTACGGTTATAATAGGTTTGACGTGTACATCACCGATATTCGGTATGTTTTTGTATGTGCCATTACCGTTTAATGTTAAATATTCATCTTGACCTATCGGAATTTCTGTATCAAGCGTCGTATATGTATCAAGGCAAGGTCCGTTCAGCGCGTCAAATATAAGCTCCGAAAAAGGCTCTGCCTTATACGTCACTGACAAAACGGCTTTTCTGCCGTCGTGTTCGGGTGTATATGACACGCTGTCCATTACCCTTACGTTCCACTTGACAAACGGCATATCGTTAAAAATAAGCGTGCCTTTGCCCTTAAACCAACGGCTTATAGCGGTTAGCTTTTTGTTTAATTCTTCGGTACTGTCCGCACCGATGTTAAAATCAATCTGAAATTTTCGTGTATTGAAATATTCGTGACCCGACACATCAGTAAAATCATATTCACCGTCTGTTTCGTCGGCACTTACGGTAAACTCCTTTACCTGTGGAAATACGGGACGGTCCTTTGTTCTGACCGTCACTCGCTTAAAATCCGTTGTATTTTTGCCGTTAAATTCAAAACCGTTACGCATATCTTTCCTCCTATAATCCTACGTATTTGTTCAATGCATCTTGTTTTTCTTCCGGTGTCATTTGCATGAAGTTATTTATGATCTTCCTGTTGTCGCTCATTGAATTATTTTCAATTTTGAAACTATCGAATTTGTCAAGCATTCGACTTAGCAAACTTTCTATATTACCGCCTGTCGCCGAAACCTTATCGGTTATCGTTGCTACATATGCAGATATGTTGATGTCGGCATTTTGCAATCCTGTAAGAATGTTTTTCTTGCCGTCCTCCATTTGCTTGTATTCAGCCTCAAGACTTTCAATAGTGGCATTATTCTTTTTCTGTAGTTGGTACAATTCTTCATCACGTTGCAACTGTTTCATTTGTTCCTGCAACTCTTTGTACTTCTGTTGCCCCTTATCAGTAACTGAATTTGCGTACACATCAAGTTGTGCCTGTACCTCTGACATATCTGTTTTGCGATCCTGTACGTCCCAACTGTCACGAAGTTCTTGCTCTTGCTTTGAAAATTCGTCTTTGATATTTGAAATATAGTCTTGTTGCTTTTGGAGCAGTTCGTCAACCGCACTTGATTGCGACTTGTACAGTTCCATACTGTACTTGTTTGTGTCGTCAATAAATTCCTCAAAACTGATTTTACCCGCATTGTAAAACTCTTTTACTCGGTCAATTTTGCGTTTTAGAAAATCTTCCTCACTGTCACCGTACTTATCCCAATCATCATATGTACTTCTTAACTCCTGCCAAGCGTCTGCGTCCTTTTGCCATGCCGAATACTCGTCAGCATTCTTTTGAGCCACTGCGTCATAACGTTTTTCTTCAAGTGTCTGTTTTTCCTCGACGTATTTTTGATAATTAATAACGTCATTCGCATAAAATTCTTCAAGACGTTCCGCCTCTCTGTCGATACCTGCAATGTAGTCATCTATCGACATATCGTGATACTTCTGCTGATGCTCAAGCCAACTGTCAGAGTAACTTTTCATATCGTCATAAAGCGTTTCGCCTGCGTCCGACACGTTGTCAACATAATCGTCCCAAGTGATTTTTGCGTCTTGTAAATCTTGATAATTTCTGTCTTTTATACGTTTGAAAGCGTCAAGCGGTGTGTCGCCGTTATCACCCCAATCGTTTATAGCGCTGTGCTTTTCAAGGTATGCCTTTGACTGTTCGTTGAACTCTTTCGTCTGTTTCTGCATAATAGAGAAAATTTGTTCCTCTATATCGGCAATATCCTTGTCGTTCGATTTGAATTTCTCTTGAAATTCTAACCACTTTTCAAGTTCTTGTGCGGTCGTTACTGCGTGCGTTTTTGTGTAATGCGTCCAATCGTCCTTGGCTGATGTAAACGCGTCCGAATTGTCTTTTCCTGTTGCGTAATGCGGTATACCCATGCCGTTCATTATCGCCTTGGTTTGTGACGCTGTGTACACCTTTGCACCCTTTGACAACGGCAACAACACGTCCTTGCCCTGCGGTATAAATGCACGTCCTTTGTCAACGATTAATTCTCGCGGGTCAGATATACCCTTTTCATCATTAACCATTGCCAAACCGCCCTCGAAATTTTGTGTACCTTTGGCTTTTTTGGATTTTTTTACGAACATTCCCGTACTGCCAAACTTGGCCGCCGGAACATTTTTATTACTTAGTCCCTCAATAGCCGAACCCTCGACTGATAATGTGTAATGGACTGTCGCAAATTTGTCTTCGGGTTGATAGCTGTCAGGTTCTGCACTATTCTTCTTAAATGTAACATTGCCATCTTTGGGTGGTGCTGTATAATTGTCAGGCTCTGTGCTGTCGTTAGTCCATATAACTTTACCCGTTGCAGTGATTTCACCCAACTTATTACCATTCAAATCGTTAATATCAAAACCGCCTGTATCGACATTAAATTTAATCTGAACTTCGTCATTTTTGACAAGTTCTTTTAATTTTTCATCAGCTGTGTCCAATACAGATATATCACCCTCGGCACTGACTTGTAATTGTACATTGCCTGCGTTATTTATTTCCTCGACAGCATTTTTGGCGTTCTCGATTGCAGACACATCACCGCTTGCGTCAATTTCAATATGTTTATCCTCAGGCAATAATCCCAAACTGTGCGCCAATGCGTCAACTTGCTCTGTGCTTAGTCCCAAATCGCCACCTAAACTTGATAGGTCTTTCACTAAACCACTTACATCACCCGACGCTACAGCCTGTTGAATATCAGAAAAACCGTTTTTCATTAATGCGGCTTTCGTGACTATTTCCTCTGACGTTAGTCCGATTTCTTTACCTTGTTTGACAAAATCATTTACAACAGCGTCTAATGCGTTATTATTAATTGCACCTTGTAGGTCTTGAAAACCGTTTTTAAACAGCGCTATTTGTGCGGCAATGTCTTGATTTTCAAACCCCAAATCAGTCATAGTTGATTTGATTTGTTTGCATACTAAATCTACAGCATTACCGCCGCTTTCAAAGACTTCCTGCATATCCTTAAAGCCGTTTAAATTCATAGCATCCGTTGTTGCGACTTCTGCCATAGCTTGTAGTGATTCTCTGCCGTTCTTGGCTCGTTCGTCCATGCTTTCGATGTTATCACTTATTTCACGATACGCATTTGATATATTTTGTATTTCTTGTATTACTTCGTCTACATCACCGAATTTGAATGTACTTCCCGTAAACCTTTCATATGCCTTAATAAAATCACTGTCTTTTAAACCATTTATGAACGATTGTCTTTCTAATGCCGCCGCCTTTATTCTCTCAGAACTTCCGTCTTTATATGCGGCATTCATCTCATCAACTATTGCTTTATACTGTGTTTTGTAGTCTGTCGCTTGTTGCAACCACCCACGCATTTCTTCTTGTTGGTTTTTATAATCAGCACCATAGGAACTACCTTTTTGAAGTGCGTCGTACCCCTCTGATACTACCTTTTGTGCCTTTTTGCCTGATGTTAAATCCAATGCGTCTTTAATTTCGTTCGCACTGTCTTTGGCGTTTGAAACCGCCATTGCAAGTGCGGTGTCAAATTCGCCCGTATCAATCATTAATTTTATGGTATCATCATTTGTAGTCGCCTTGATTTCCTGCATAATGTCGTTTATGCGGTTTTTAGCGCTTTCGAGTTCTTCGGGATTTAATGTACCGCTGTTGATTGATTCGTTTAGTTTTTCGTATTCACTTCGCAGATTTTCCAAATGCGAAACTTGGTTGTCTGCGTCTTGCCACTGAGAATATAATTCCTTGTAGCTTTGACCCAATTTTGCGTTGTTTTCAATAGCCTCTGTAACGTGGTCGGCAACAACCTTATACCCTGCAACAACCGCCGCAGGCGCTAATACTGCACCGAATATCGGCGCTAATGCAGAAAATGAACTGCCTAACCCCGCAGTCGATACTTTTATCGCTGACGTTGCGTCTGCTATAATAGGCAATTTATCGCTGATTACTCCTAATCCCTCAACAAAATCGCCTGCACCCTTAATCACTCCGACACCGACTTTTGACAATGCACCTAAAGCAATGACCGTAGCACCGGTATTAACAACAGCACGTTTTTGCTCGTCGTCCATTTGCGACAATCCTTTTGCAAAATCAGCTACTGTGGTGCTTGCGTCTTTTATTGACGGCAACATTGTTTCGCCGATACTTCTTGCCGCCTCAACAATATTGTTTTTGGTAACTGACAACTGTGACGCAGTTGTTTCAGCCTTTGCGTCAAACTCGTTCTGCAATGCAATGTTTTCGTTCCATGCTGTATTTGAACGTGTTACCGCCTCGGTGATACCTGCCTCACTGTTTGCCAAACGTAACAAAGAATCACGCAAACGCACTTCGGTAAAGCCCATATCCTGCAACATACTGATTGCGTTTTCACCTGCACCGTCGGCATTTTGTAGACCTTTGATGAATGCGTCTATCGCCTCGGCAGGAGATGAATCAAACAAATTCTTAAATTCTTCTGTTGTCTTTCCTGTGATTTTAGCGAAATTCTCTAATTGTACGCCTGACGAAATCATTGAATTTAGTTCGGTGCTTGTGTAGCCTAAACCATCAGCCAATGACTTGAAGTCTTTGCTGTTGTTTGCGGATAGTAGTTGCAAATCTCTTAATGACATTCCTGTTTTGTTCATAACGTCATTAACCTGCGTATAACCGTTTGTAGTTGCCATTTGCATAGCAATCATAGCCTTACTGAACGCACTACCACCCATTTCAGCCTCTATACCAACGCTTGACAATGCGGTTGCTATACCTAATATGTCGGCTTGACTTAATCCGATTTGTGTACCTGCACCAGCTAAACGCATAGACATATTAGCTATATCCGATTCTGTTGTAGCGAAATTATTACCCAAATCAACTATTGAACTTCCCAAACGGTCAAAATTTTCTTGGTCCATTTTTGTAACGTTTGCGAACTTTGCAAGTGTTGCCGCACCCTCTTCGCCGTACAGATTTGTAGCAGTGCCGAGCATTGCCATTGTTTCAGTGAATTTAGATATGTTTTCAGTTTTTATACCCAACTGACCGCCTGCCGCCGCAAGTTCGGTTAATTCTGCCGTTGTTTCAGGAATGGCAGAATGTCCGTTTATTCCGACAGTCGTCATATCTATAATTTCTTGCCTAATCTTTTCAATCTGTTCAGGTGTACCGTCAACAGTTTTCTTTACATTTGCGAAATTGTTTTCAAAATCTATCGCAAACTTGGCACTCGCAACACCGCCCGCGGCAAGTGCAGTCGCCGCATACTGTAACGGTTTAGTTACAGTATCTATACCCTCACCGACTTCTTTCCACCGCTTACCTGTATTCTGTAGGTTCTGCGCCTCATCTGCACGTTCAGCGGCTTTTAAGCCTTTCTCATATTCCTCGTATTGCTCTGTTGCTTTTTTGACGGTTGCTTGTGCGTCGGTATATGCCTTTTTACTTCCCGACAATGCCGCCTCTTGCGTACGAATAGAATCGGATATACTTTGACTTTGCTTTGTGTATGCCTCAATCTCGGTATTTACCCAATTCAATGCCTTTTGATTGTCTTTATACGAAACACTGTTTTTGTCAAGACTTTTGTTCGCCTCTGTCAGCAACATTTTCTCATTTGAACGCAAAGAAATTTGTTTATCTAATTCCGTTTTCTGCGCTTTCAGTGCCGTAACATTTTTATTTACAGACTTGACGTTATCCTCATACGCTTTTTTTGTATTCGTCAATGCCGTACGGCTTGTTTGCAAGGTGGTTTGTGCGTCTTGCATTTGCTTTTTATATGCCGTAAGACCTTTTGTACTTGTATTATTATTTTTGCTTTGCGTCTGCTCCAATTTTGACAATTCACTTTCAACACTGCTTATTGTCGCCTCTAAGTCGGACGCGTCACCTCTTATTCTTACTACTAATTCTGCCGCGTCAGCCACTACAAATCACCTCACTACATTCCATAAAACATTTTTAAATACGGGTCATTCCCCGTATATTCTTCTTCCTCGTCCTCAATTATAACTGCAAGTAATAATCGAGGGTCTTGTTTTGCCAAATCATTCGGCAATATACCGTGATATTTCATCATTGTCCCATATAAATCGCTTAATCTTCCTTTTCGGTTGCCTGCTCCGGCAGGCTTTCCTCGTTTTTTCCCGTAAAATCGTCCATAAACCACTTCATAACTTCACGACACATTCTCATTTTTGCTGAAACAGCCGTGTCCAAAATATCTTGTGTCGCCTCTGTACCCTCAAACAGATAGTCAACGGCATCTGCACATACCGACGTAGCCGTTACTTTTTCACCCTCTGCAACGTCCATGTATTCTTTTTCAACCAACGTTGCCGCACCGAAACACCACGGTTTTGATACATACTTCTTTTTATTGTGTACAAATGTTAATACTCTTTGCATTGTTACTCGCTCCTCTCTATACGAAAAAAGTACGCCTTTCGGCGTGCCTTGTCTTAAAGTGCTTTCTTCACTGGATAGTAGTTCATATCCTTAAACCAATTTTCTTCAAGTTCTGTCTTTGTAACGCCCTCCGGCAAATCGCTTTCATCAAAGTATGCGTAATAGTTGTTGTCAAAATCACGTTGTACGGCTGTGTATGTAGCCTTTGCGGTTTGCTTTTCAGGTGCACCGCTTGACGCTTTTGTTTTACCTCCGACATTTGACGCAAAGCTGTATGAACCCTTGTAATATCTTACATAACGGTATGAGCCGTCAGACTTCATAATTCTCCACGCAACACCGAAATAAACGGTTTTTGTATCGTTGCCGACCTCTACTACACCGTCTTTTTGTGTCAGTCCACGCCACATTGAATCAACTTCCGGTGGAATATCGGCATTTGTGATGTCGTGACCTAATTTTTCAATGTAGTTTGATGTTTCATACGCACCGTTATCGGCGTCAAAAACATCACTGCCGCCTGCGTCTGTCGGCGCAATTTCGACAGTACCTCTTAAATTGTACGGATCACCATATGTTGCACCCTCTGATGTGTCTGTTAAAACTGCGAAAAATGTGTACTTGTCCACACCTATTGTAGGTAGTGGTTTTCTTTTCTTTGTATTTGCCATAAATCAATCATTCCTTTCTACTACTTTCGTAAATCTCATTGTTTTGTGTTTTATACTCTTGTCGTCGGGATTGGGTACGTCCATTGTCATTTCGTGATAATATTCATTATCAGTCAACAATTTATATACCCTCTCCGACAATTCAAAACACGTTTGCGGATAATCGGCGTAAATATCAATCTGAACAGTCGTATCATTCGTAACGACCGTATTGTCATATGACATTGAGCCTTTGTCCGTTAGCGTGTAATATGCTATTGCAGGCAATTTATTAAAATTATCGGGATATGCAAAGCATACATTTACACCGTCTATTTGCTTTAAAATATCCCGTAATTCAAGGTTAATATCATACACCGTAACCCTCCTTAAACTTAGCTACTATTTCACTTACATTGTTCTTTAATGCCGGAACAAGGAACGGCTGTGGTGCTTGCCCCGACGTTGTGTAAAATCGACCGCCACTGTAATACGTCCAGTGTCTTTTTGACGTATGCGAAACAGATTTGTCGCCCTTTGTCCCTGTGCCAAATTCGACATAAATACCGTAATCGGCAGTCGGACCGATTGCAACGCTGTCACCGTCCACTTGGCTTACGATACTGCCCCTAAGTCGTCCTGTTGCAACAGGACAGTTTGCCACTGCGTGTGCTCTTACGACTTCACCCGCCATTGCCAAACCTCGCTGTATTTTATCGCCCGACGCATACTGTGTCAGCTTGTCAACAACGTCGTCTATCCCCTCGATTGAAAAATTCATTTCAGCCTACTCCTTTCGAGCATTGCTACCAAACCGCTGTCCCATTTCTGCACATATGTTATATCATATATGTCGCCATCATATTCAACCCTGTTACCGACCTTTACATCGTCTGACATATCGCAGAACATACGCATTTGACATTCTATATCTAAACCGTATTGCTCTCTTGCTCTGCCACCACTGTACGGTTGTACATCGGCTTTAATTTCGGACAATACAGTCTTTTCGGTTTTACCTGTATAGTCGTCAATTTCATATTCTGCGATTATAACAGTTTTATCGTAAAAATCACTGAATACTGATGTCACTCGGAACACGCCCCTTTCGTTTACGGAACGGATCAAGGCGTTTATAATAGTTGCTGAAAATCTTATCGTTGTCGGTTTCGGTATATGTCACAGAACGTTCGCCCTCACTTATGCTCTTGACTACTTCGGGACTTTTACTGTCCCCGTAACCTTTCGCCCTGTACATATCCGCCGCAATCTTCGGAACAAGGCTTTCAAGCTGACGAGGCAGTACATCAATATGACAATACGCCATAATCATATTAACCGTGTCCTCAATCAAAAAGGACAACAAGCTGTCTTGCTCGTCGTCCTTAATTCCCAACAACATTTTTAGTGTCCCCAACTGTTCCATATTATTCACCGCTTACAACGTCGGCAGTACCCGACTTTCTCGCCTTTCCGTCTGCGGTAACTTCCGCAACTGTAATCTTGTGACCGTTTGTCGCAGTGATTTCATCACCGTTGTTAAACTCTGTCCACTTCGACAAATCGTCGTCATACGCAACACTTGGAGCGGTGCTTGCGGCAGTCTTGTAAACCAACTTGTGACCGCCGATAGGCTTTGGCGATACCGTAATAACAGTGTTGCCTGTTGTGCCGGCAACCGATTCAACGTCCAATTCACCCATCGTCGGAACACCGTTCTTAAATGCGGCAAATGCGTCGTCCTTAACCACAAGGAAACCTAAACGCATAGTAGCTTTGATTGCAACCATATCCTGCTCCGCAAGTGATAGCGGTTTACCGTCACTGTCAAGAGTGCCTTGAAGTGTAGCCTCCGTCAAGATTTCATAGTTGATACCGGCACGCATACCGACAACGGCATACTTAAAGTTACCTGTGATAATATCGGCACGTTTGTTGTCCCACGCACCGTTGCGCACAAATTCGATAGGCTGACCGTACAGCTCACCGCCTGTTGTACCGTTGACATATGCAGGTGCGCCGTTTGCGTCACGCAATTTTCTCAGCATATTCTTAACACCGATACGACCGATAAATCCCGACGGGTCATAGCCGTTTTCTTCAATCATCGACATTGCGTCAGACATAGCAATATCAATATTTGCATTGTCCGTAACAACCATATGCTTACTGTCGATAGCGTTCATAATGTTTGTCTTGAACGGTGAATTTGTACCGAAAATGCACGCCGCGTCAATCGCTCTGTAAAATGCCTCTGCGATTTCCGGCTTTAGTTCTTCAAATACGCTGATAGTCGTATCTTCCAACTTTTCCTTTGTTACCGGAATAATAACGGCTAACTTCTTAGCCTCGATTTCAGGGTGAATCCAAGTAGCACCGCTTGTCTTAATTCTTTCACCCTCACCGACCCAGTAAGCACCCGGACCGTCTGTAAGTACGTTAAACTTCTTTTTCTCGTGTTTCATTTCCTCGACTTTCGCCATTCTTAAAACACTTGAACCCCTTGTCACCATTTTGATGATGTCTGTTGCTTGCTCAACAGGCACAAAACCTGTCAATTCATTTTTCAAATAACCCATTTATTTCACTCCTTATCTCTGATTTTCTCTGATTATGTCCATAAAACTGCCTGTGTTGTGACCGCCACTGCCACCGTTTAAATCCGGTGTTTTACCCTTTAAACGCTCGGTAACACCTGCTTGTACATCTTTGTCGTAGCTTTCTTTTATCTTGTCAATAACCGCCTTTGTGGCGTCCTTGTCCTCTGCTACGATGTGCTTCGCAATCTCGGCAGACAGTCCGTTTTTGGCAAGTTCCGTTTCGGCATATGCAACGATTTTTTCACGTTCAAACTCTGCCTTTTCCCTTTCAAAATCTTTTCTTGCCTTATCGTCCGCCTCTTTCTGCCTTTGCTCGTTTGTCATTTTGGCTTTTCTCATGCCCTCGTTTTCAGCGTCCTTTAGCTTTTGCTCAAGTTCTTTTTCCCACTCCGCTTTTGCCTTAGCTATCGCTTCATCAATCGCCTTTTGATTGTCGTCGCTTTTTTGCTCGGAAGGCTTCTGCTCTGTGGACTGCTCTTGCTCTTGATTTTCTGTTTGCTCTGCTGTATCTGCCATTCAAATCATTCCTTTCTAAAAAAATGTATAAAAATAAAACCTTTTTATGTCTTGTTTAGGACAATGCTTAACCCTGCACGGGAGATAATCGGATCACCATTCCTTTCTTCTATGTATATGTTGTGCCTATTCTCACACTATCACCGCCTTTCAATGTATCAAAAAAGCACGTCTAACAACGTGCTTGTATTCGACTATATTAACTTTTGTAATAACTGCTCTATTAATTTATAGTCATATTCTTTTCCCACAAAAACAAATGTTTCATCAACCATTTCATCAAACAAAACCGAAAACGGAATATTTTTATACTCGTAATCTGATATAGGCGTTTCAAAAGTTGTAGATTTTTTTACACATTTTACGTCTTTACGGTTATCTAAAAACGAAACCAATTTATCATAAATTTTCATATCTTTATCTGTGCAATCTATTCTTATCTGCACTCCATATTCTATATTTATAATATATGTTTTCATCTGTCAACACCTGCTTTCTCATCGGCTTTTTTATTTGTCGTAGTAGATTTTTCTATTATCTTTCTGTTTACTTCGTCATCAGAATATATTTTTCCTGTTTCCTTGTCTGTTTTATACTTTTTGTAGTAAAACTCATACGGCAAATTAGGATATTTTATATCAAGTTCTTTTCTTAATTTTTGGTCTTTCATTAAATCTCTTGTATTAGTTCTGTTTGTGTTACGCAAGGTACAGGCTTGTCTTGCTTGTTGTTCTAATGTTTGTGTTTTATCAATCAAATTTGGAATATTTTCATCGTGAGCTTTATACCATAAACGAGCCTCTTTATTGCCTAATTTCCCGATAAGACCGTTCATATCTTTAAAATCCATTTGGTTTAAGCGTTCCTGTTTTTCCAACTTGAAATTATCCCATCTATCACTATCATTATACTTCATATCAATAAAATCATCAAGAGTTTTAGGAAATTCTTTACCAAAAATTTGACTATATTTTTCATACTGTACCTTATCTGCCGAACTATTCCGCATTTGCTTGACGTGAAGTTCCATAGCATTTTTCTGTTCGTCTGACAGCCCTTTTTTCCATTCGTCAAACGTCATACTTCCGTCGACCTTATAATTTTCGCCAGTGAGCGGATCGCGTGCAATACGACTTGTCAAATTCACGTCTGCCATAATCGTAACACACCGACAACGTGGGTGTATCGGTGGGAAGTTTTCGCCCTCAACGGCTTTATCCGTATCAAACACGCTACCGTCAAGACTTCCACACCTGTCACACGTCAATTCAGACAGTGCCGCAACAAATTGATATTTCTTTATGCCGATTTCCTCATATGCCATTCTCTGACCTTGGTTCATAAAATGCGCCGTTTCACTCCTCACAAGCGTTTCGGCTGATGTTCGTATCCCACCCGGTGCAGTGTCTTTGACGTAATCAATCAGCTTATCGGTCATACGGCTTACACTGTGACCGCTTATAATACCGTCCTCAATCGTTTGTCCGACTGCATTTATAAATCTGTCGTTATGTATCCACACTCTCTCGCTGTAGTTGTGACCGTGCCACGGCTCACTTAACACTTTATTAACCGCCTTTTGCGGTACAAGTGGAAAATCAATACCGCAGTTTAAACCTTGTGCGGTATCAAAAATATTCGTATAATACGCCGTCTTTACCGCACTGTCATACAGTTTCTTTTGCTCCTTAACAGCTTCATTTGCCACACGTCTGAAATAGATATATACATTCCGTTTCAGTCCCTCTAATCGGCTAATTCTCGCACCGTATGCCTGTGCATTTATGCGGTTTAGAATTTCTTTTTTGACCGTCTTGTCGTCTGTTTCGTCGTACAGTTCAAGCAGTTCTTCGTACTGCTTATCGCTGTCGGCTATGCTCATTAATCGGCGTGCCTCTTTTTCGGGTATATCGGTTGAAATATAGGCTTTAAATGTTTTCTCAATGTCATTGTTTACATTCTTGATTGCTCGCTCATATGCCTTAATTACACCGCCCTTAACGCTGTCCGCTTGCGATTGTAAATATGTTTCGACTTCAACGGCACGTTTTACCCAATATGCCTTACTCTTCATTGTAGTTTACTTTCCTTGCCGAACTTTCAGCGATACGTATATCCTCGGCGGACTTTTCCGCTTGCTCTCTGCGTGCGATTTCAACTTCTTCCTTTGCGTCTGTTATAAACGGCAGACGCTCTAAAAGTGTTTCGTCAGACGCAAGACCTTTGAGGTAATTAATCATCTGTGCTATTTCAAGTTCGTTTGCAGGCAAGTTATATGTAAATCCTATATCAACTCTGTGCGACGGCACTTCTTTCATTGCGTTTAATGTCACTAAGAAATTGTTGTAAATCTCCAAACGTTTTCTCAACGTCTTAGCAAAATTACGTTCTTTGTTCTTGACGTGCTGTTCAAATCCCAACAGCTTGTACTTTATTGCCACACCCGACAAGTTGTTGCCGAAACTTTCGTCCGACAGGTCGGGAACGTGTGACAAACGGTGTATATCGTCCTTGATGTCGTCACGCAACACCTTTGTATCGGCCTCGTTCAGCACCTTTGACAGATACTCCGCCTTTGCGTCACCGTCACCCATTAAAATACGTTCTACCAATAATTTTTTTGCCTGTTCGGTGTCAAGGTCGCAATTACACAAAAACAACAGCGAATTAACGAATTGTTCCTTGTCGTTTATTCGGTCTGACATCAACACATTGTATGCGTCAATCTGCGTTATCAACTGTTCAAAATCGCCCTGCATTTCCGTATTATTTCTGTATTCGATAATAGGTACATCAAAAAAGTAATGTGGTTCAACATTTTGCAATGACAATGCTGTATAGCTGTCAAGACCTGTGTATGTATATATAAACGACTCATCATACACACGACAAATACTGCCTGTGCAGTAGCCGTCAAGGTCGTATTTCTTGTAATAATACACCGCAAACAATGGCTTTTCAAATGCCGACTGCGAGTAACATACAAATGTATGCTCCGGGTCCAATCGGACACTTCTCGGCTTGCTTTTTTCGTCTGCATAAATCAGTTCATATGCTTTGCCGTAAATGCTCATATTCTTTACGATTTCACTGTCAACACTCGGCATATCCTGTTCCAAATATTCGTTTTTGATTGCCTCAATATCGTATTCGTCCGATACTGCGTATGTTACAGGATTGCCGACAAGATAACTCTGTGTCATATCCGTTATGTACTTTGCGTGATTACACATTATACGGTTGTTTGCCACGTTTTTGCCTCTTTTTCTGCGGCTTAAAATACGATGGTCGCCCATATAGTAATCGTGTAATAATCGGTATCTCTGTCGCTCTCGCTCGTGCCGTTCAATCAATTTCGTTATGATAAATGGTGTCACACCGCCTGCGACTATATCTTCATCAATTATCATATTCCGTACTCCTCTCTTGAATAGATTTTAGCTTTCTTATCCTTGCGCCAACTCTCAACGCCGTATCTCAGCGCCGCCATTGCGTCATCAAATACATTGACAGGTTCGTCAGTATACTCGCCCGACTTTTCATCAACTCGCCAACGCCATTGCTGTATCTCTTTGATTACATTCACGCAAGACGGGTGAATATGTATCTTTCTGCCTTTTAACCAGTCAATCTGCGATTGTATGCTGTTCGGATTTTTAACAACTGCCCTTGCGCGATAGCCTGCCTTTCGCCACATCTTGATACGGTCCGGCTCTGCACTGTCACACCACATTGCAAGACTTTTACTGAACTTCCCGTCAGCTTTTTGGATAATCTCTGTCGTGTCCATTTCGTGTACATACAGTTCATTGCAAACGTAAATATCGCCGTCCTTATAACCTAACGTTAATATGGCGTTTGCGTGGTTATAACCGAAGTCTTGACCTATTGCCATAGCGTCAAAACGGATCATATCTGTATCAAATTCTTCAATGCGATAATTTGAGAATATCAATCCGCCTGTTTCGCCCCATTCGCCCAAGCCGTAAATCCTGTAGCCCTCAGGGTCAACCTCTTTACGTCTTAACATACGTTGTCTGTATGCCTCGTCACAAAATCTATTGCTTAGATATGTGCTTTGGTGCGTTAAGACGTTATCGTCCTGTATATCGAAAAACACTTTCTTTATCCAGTGACTTGACGATACAGGATTAAATGTCAATTTTATCTGATAAAAAAGACCGTCGGGGAGTTCACCTCTCAAACGGTCGTCTATAATTTCAAAATCCTGTTGTACAAGCTCCGTAGCCTCTTCAATCCATACGTCCGTTAATTTTCCATTCGCAAATGTGATTGATTTCAGCTTTTCGCGTTGCTTGTTATCGTTTACACCACGAAATATAATCTTGTTGCCGTTGACACAGGTAAATGATAACGGACTTTGAGTGATTCTCCACGCTCTGCCAACGCCCATACGGTTTATAGCTGATTCAAGCTCGGCAAACGTACTGTCACGGTTTGTTATATCGGACTTTCTCACACATACCAAATTACGCCCTTTGTCACGCATTAAACGCAATATGTACAGTTGTGCAGTATCAACACTCTTACCACTTCCGGCACTGCCTTTCATTACAACATAACGCTTTTTACATTGATGTACAGGTTTGAATATCGGATTGAACGGTACTGTTATTTTGTTCATTCGTCCTCACCACCGTAATCAATCTTAATGCTGTAGTCCATATCACCGTCAACATTCAGCTTTTCTGTAAACAATGCGTAGTATTTACCCAACATTTCCGCCGCTTTGTTTACGTCCGACACCTTTGTCGGTATTTCAACACATATCGGTTGCTCCGCCTCGTCAGTGACTTTCTTGCCCTTGTCGTCATAGTGTGATTTACGTGCTTTGCACGTCACAACAACCGTTTCGGGTTTCTCACGTCGCATAACAGCCGTAAGCGTTTTCAATACCTCGTCCTGCTTGGCAATAAGAGCGTCCTCTTTCTCTTTTAGCCGTTTTTGTATGTATTCTTGAATGTCAAGTTTTGACAAGTTTTCAGAAGCTATCCTATTCGCTGTTTTTTTTGAATACCCCGCTTTTATTGCCGCCTGCGTTGCGTTCAAATCAATCAAATATTCCTCACAAAACAACTTTTGCTTTTCAGTCACTCTTATCACCTCCCTATTTTATTGCATAGAAAAACACACCCGATTAGGTGTGTTTATGTATTATTTCATAAATAATGATGTATATTGATTTACATACTGTTCTTGGCATTTAGCTCGAATTTCGTCATTTTGAATACTATTTATAAAGTCTATCAGTTGTCTATGATCCTCTGTTTTTGAAAGTGTCTCAAAATATTTATCTTTACTATTCATTTCATATTTTGCTAATACTAATATAGTTCCAGATATTAATTCAATCACTGCACCTGACACCAAGGATATAATGCCTGTCGAAATCCCTTCCTTCATAAAAGCCATGCCAATTCCAAATGCAATAATTATTATTCCTGCCCATATCATTCCTATCGCATTATTAATAATTCTTGTATTAATCTTTTGTTCATTTCCATGATATCTTTTTAAAAGTGGATTTCCTTTCAATGTTATATCTTTGTCCAAATAATAAGAACTTCCTTGACTATTTATAATAGTTGTATCTATATTACTATTTAGCATCCACTTTTCCATCCTTCGTAATGTTAGTTTCTTCTACACATCCTAAAATTTTTCCATTAACAAAAACAGTATTACCACAGCGCTTACATGATACCGGTATCAATGGGAGCATTTTATTGCCCAATTCTATTGCTCCACTTTCGCTTAACAATGTTGGAGTATATATATCTTCCGAAACCGTCCATTGATTGTTCCCGCACATAGGACAAGGTCTATTACCCCATATTTCATTAAGTTTTTGAAATAATTTTTCACTATTCACTATTATCATATATCTATCCCTCTTTTTTAAGTTATGAATATATAATAACATACTATTATAAATATTTCCACTACTTTTTTTCATTTTTATCCTCCGTGGAATTAAATTATGCATTAATATATTATTTTATTCCTCCTAAACAAAATAGACAGTTTCACCATAACGGTTACCGCTGTCTATTTATTTGCGTTACACACTACACAAATTATATAGCCTGTGACTTTATCATTTTAATATCTCCATTCCCACCAATCACACGAGATATTCACCCATCATCTCACGATGATACACTACCTTTTTACGAAAATAACGAGCGGTAAGATATAGAACACAAAATATTGCACTGTATATATGTTTTGCATTATTTTTTGTTTGCTCATTCTTTTCGCATTATAAATTATAACATAAGAAAAACGAACAAAACGAACAACTTTATATTTTTTTTAAAAATCTTTTATGTTTCATTCTTACCCCGTCGGCAGTATTGCCACCACCCATTTTGAACGCTATCCACTGCCATGACGGCATTACAGTACCGTCTATGTATCTGTATCGGAATATACGACGTGTTTCGCTGTCTAATATACTGTCAACAAACGACTTAATTTTATTTTTCTGCCATTCCAATCGTTGACGTAATATAATATCATTCTCGTTCTTTCGCGTTGGCTCAACGCCCGATACAGAAATACAGTGTTTAACGTACGGGAACTCACTGTCAGAGCCTGTGACAGTTCCGTGTACTGTACTACTGTTTATTCTGTCATTTACCTCGTTTAATTCCGCTACAATACTGCGATACTGTTTTAGCTCTTCCTTTGTCAAATTAATTCCCCCTGTCTAAATATTCAATACGTCCGTCTGAATAAAATACCATTTTACAATCATTGCGGATTGTATCTTTAATTGTTTTTATTCTGCCGTTCAGCATATCCATTAATACAAACTTTGCCGCTTGTCCGATTTCCGTCATACGTTTTTACGCCAACCAAACTGCATATACAACGGATATAGTGTTACAGGTAATAACGTTTGCATTTTGTATATAATCATCTTCATACCGTCTTCGTCAACGTTTCGTGTTTTCAGTTCCAACGGTTTAAAATCTGCCATTAATGACTGATAATCAAAATCACATTCAGACTTAATTTCATCAGTAAGTTGTATTACTGTTCGTGTTTCGTTGCCGATGTGTTGTAAATAATTATGCGCATATGTTATGTACCTCACCAATCGTTTTTGATTCCAACCGTACTTTGTATGTAAATACCACACAACGAACACAACAGAATTAACTATTGCCTCTTTGGTTGCCTCGACTTCAACAATCTTGTAGGCTTGCAGTGCCTTTTTAGTATTAAATTTCTTGACACCATGCTTTTCAGCTACTTTTTTGAAATTTTCAACCAATGCTGATTCTTCCTTGCATCGTTCTACCTGTTTCAATCTCTGCCGCATTTTCTTGCGTTTCTTCGCTATTTTATCTTTCACGCTCTACTCAACCTTTCTTATCAGGTACATATTCCGGACACTTTGTTATTCTATACGAATCGTATGTCTTGCGGTGTACCTTTTCTTTAGCCATTTTGTACCTCTCTTTCTTTATCACAAAATCACTTCTTTGCTATTTTCCCATATCTCGTTCGACAGTCATTCCCGTTCCGTCTTTTTGTATAGCGTTGGTAATAATCTCTATCACTTGTTTGTATGTCATTCCTCTTTTCATTTCACACTACTCCAATCCAATGCTTGCCTGCATTCAACGCAATATTTATCGCCAAATAATATATCTGTACCATTGCCGCAATTAGGACAAATGAGTTGATTGCCGTCGAATTCTATTTTTTTGGGAATTTGTTTTTTTAATGTTTTTTGTACAATAGCCAATGCCATATCTCGTTCGACAGTCATTTCGTCTTTTTGTATAGCATTTGTAATAACCTCTATTGTTTGTTCGTATGTCATTTCTCTTTTCATCGGCTCAAAATTTTTATCTTCCTCCAACAGCGCCGTAAGTAACAGCAGATAATTTATACTGTCACCTATCTTTTCAGCCCACATTTCTTTTGATATTGCCTTGCCCTGTTCGTAATCGTCAATCAAATCATACACGCTGACAGTATGCTTTGCCATCATACCGCCTAACGCTTTAACCGCTGTGCATTTCTGCAATTCGCCTGCCACTTTGAAATTATGTAATCTATCATCGGTTGCGTATTCTTCTGCTTTACTGCATAGAACGCTTTTACACGTTTCTATGCGGTTGTTTATAACTTCTTCAAATTGTTCTGTTCTCATTACTCTATTCCTCCAATTCAATCACCTTAAATATCTCACTTTGCTGTTTAGCACCGTCATTTTTATCAATAATGCCCTGTTTTATTGCAGTATATAAATCAGCTAATCGTGCTATGATGAAACATTCCCCGCAATTAAATTCACCACTGTTATACATATCATCATAGCATTTTGCAAACTTTTCGCCATCGGTTACACATATATCCGACAATTCGTTTGCCTTAGCTTTCAGCTTATTTCTTGTAGCTTTATCAATCATCATTCAACACTTCCTCAATGAATTTCTTAAACCCGTCAAATTCTGACGGTCTAATCACTGCTACCGCACCGCCGGAAGTTAATATTTTATCTAAATGACTACGTTGTAGCGGTGCAAGCTTACCGTGTTCAGCTTTAATTTCAACACCGATAAATCTACCATTTGCACATACAATTAAATCAGGAACGCCCGCTCTTGTACCTCCGCAACCATAATATTTAACCACATAACAGCCTTTACTTCTAAGCCATTGCTTAACTCGGTTTTCAAAATTCTTTTCCTCTGCCATCAGCCAAATTCCTTTCTGAATAATTCGTCTGTATAATCTTTTCGCATTAACAGACACTCATATATCTTTTCTTCCACGCTCTTATGACACATCATTATGTGATAATAGCATTGTTTTTCTTGACCGATACGGCATATCCTCGCTTTTGATTGCTCAAACAGTTCCGAACGTTCCGGCAGAGAAAAATATATAATTCTGTTCGCCTTTTGCAAATTTAATCCCATAGCTCCGGCTTGATATTGTATCAATGTAACTGAATTATCGTTATTTTCGTATTCCTTTAGGTCCTTAACTTGTCCGTTTACTATGCTTATTGGTCTATCAAACAGCACTTTTCTTAATGCTTCAAGTTCGGTATTGAAATTGTAGAATATAATAACCCTGTCAGATGTAGAATTAACTAAATCAATTAATCGCGATATTTTGTCTTTGCTATATGCACTGCATAACATTCTTGCATACAGTCTTTTTGACAATGTACTGTCGCCTGTCAATTCCTTATCGTCTATCTTGATTACTCGGTCTTTCATAAACTTTTTATAGTCTGATGAAACAGTCGAATATTCCTTGATAAACTTCTTTTCAGGTAACTTAATAACTTCTTCTGCCTTAGCAAATACCGCTCCGTATTCCTTTAGTTTTGCCTTTAATTCGCTTACATTCTTGTATCCTGTAACTACTCTGAACATTGGACCGCCGTAACTTCGCAATTCCGTTTTTATGTATCGGTTATAATATGCCGTTTTGGTAATCTTCCAACCTAACAAGCGTAATTGCGAATACAGGAACTCATACTTGCCGTCTGTCGGTGTACCAGATAACAATATTGTGTGTGACGGGTTCAACGATAATATGAACTTTGTACGCTTTGCTGTTTCATTTTTTATCATTGAGCTTTCATCTAACATCATAGTAAAATCTTTTAATTGTCTTAGTTCTGCACGTCTGTAAGCCAATTCGTAATTTATGATACCGATACATTTGTATATCGGATATACCATAAATGCCTGCATATCCTTTTTGTTCGTCAAATCAAATACTGCATAATCCGTATAATGTTCTTTGAAATGCTCACACCAGTCTTTGATTTTAGACTTTTGGCAAACAACTATATTCACACGTTCACCGTATAATCGCATTCGTTCACTGCCTATAAATGTCTTACCTAAACCCATATCATAGTAAAATGCCGAATTGTCTTTATCACTCGTTAATGCAAGTGCTTTTTCTTGATAATCAAATAATTTCATTGTTTAACTCCTTATATATGCCCTATTGCCCTAATTTCAAAAATTTAATGTCGGGCATATTTTAGACCGCATTATTACACATTTTTTTATCCAATGCCCTACCGCCCTACACATTTTTATACTTTTTTATTTTTATAAAAATTATTAATTATAAATAATTCAAAAAAATATTCTATAATATACACATATTGTTTTACGTCGGTTTTGTAGGGCAGTTAGGGCGGTTATTTTAAATATCAAATGGCAAATCTTCATCATCAATATCCATTTCTGTAAACTCTCCATCATCTTCGTGCAAGCAAATACAACGTATTCTTGTACCGTTTATCTGCACTTTAACAGAAAGATTGCGACCGTCTGTTTTTGCAAGCTTACCGTTTCTCGCCATCCACGAAAGCGTCGATTGTGGATTGAAATTTCCGCTTTGCAATATTGCATTGAATTTGTTTCGCAAAATATATATATAACCTTCTTTAGCAATTCCCCAACACTCGTTATCATTGTTTTTAAAATTGTTATAGTTAGAAATAACTTCTTCACGCAAATAGTCATAGGCACGTCTGTTGACGTTCAGCATATCCTTTGTCTGTAAATATGGCTTAATATCATCTATGCCTATTCTTATACCGTCATTAAATATCCAACGTTCAGACAGTTCATCAGCGGTTAATAATGCCGCCGCTGACGCAATTTGTTTGTCTGTGGCGTCCGTATTGTCCTCTAACAGCTTTATGTATTTTTCGTGTAATTCTCTTGCCTCTGCAAGATTTTCGGTCAAATTCTCAACAAATACTTTGCCTGCGTGACCATAGCTTGACTGTATCGTTCTGCAAAATTCTCTCGGATTTTTGAAGAACTTACCGCCGTTACATTCTATTTCAATAACACGATTGACCGCACCGCCACCGGAAGACATTGACGTTATCGGGCGTTCGCCTGTGGTTATAATACAATTTCGCCACGTCTTAATATTTTGTATACCACCGTCTTTTTTACCGCGTAAACGTCCCGTACCCTCGCACAGACGATATATTATATCATCAAAATCCGAACGTTTATTCAGTATCTGCAATTCGTCCATACATAACGGCAGTGAATTTAAACACGCCGCATATAATTCATTACCTACATCAGTAGAATTGAATGTATAGGCATATTTACCGATAACCGGCTCAGCCCATACAGACACTGCCGCAAGTAGCGCAACCGATTTACCCGTTTCTGTATCGCCCCATAGGTGAACGAAGAACGGCAATGCTCCAAGCGGTTTTAACAGTACACTCGCAAAACTCGCCGCCATAACCATGCGAACAACTATATTACCGTTTTTGCGGTAATCTCTGATTGTTTTAAGCCATTTTTCATAACTGCCGACCTCTCTTACCGAATTAAATAACTGTCTGAAACTGTCCTGTCCCTCAAACTCCAAATCTGATATATACGGTGCAAATTCTTTAAATCCTCTGCCTACCCAACCCATATGATCGCATGATTTCTTTTCGATTATTTTGTCGTAATTTATACTTTCAAAATCACTTAAAAACTGTACAAGTGCCTTTGCGTTTTCCGATGTTACACCGACACCGTATTCAGCTAATTTTACGATTTTGTTCGCACTTGCAAGGTCAGAACGTGGGACGATTTTAGTTTTATAATTTCGTCCCGGTCTGCCGTAAACAAGTTGCACACTTTCAACATCAGTATCTACATTTGAATATCTTGTTATCATAAATATCGGGTGTGGACACGCCGTCACTTTTTCGCTGAACTGTCCTTTAAACCTATACACTCCGTCATCAGTTGCTATCCATTCGCCTGTATCCCACATTATTGCAGTGCCACTGAACTCCATTACGTTGCCGTAAACAATGCTTTGACCCTTTTGCGCTCTGACGTAGTTTGAAAATTGTGTTCGGAAATTAGATACTTTTAATTTCTTTGCCTTTTCCGCCATTTGCGCCACAAGTTGACCTTTGATGAACTCGTTGCCGTCTGCTTGGTCTATTATCCATTGAAACGGTTTTGATGATATTAAAAAATCGTCCTTACTGAAATCGGGTATCGTTATTCTGTTTTCATTCTCCATAGCACCCATTCCTTAACCTATATTAAAACGGCAAATCTTCTTCCGATTCGTCCTCATCATCAAATCCGCTTGTATCAAATCCCGATGTACTTCCATCAAGCAGTTTATCCTGTGGAATTTCGGACATTTCCAATCCTTTGATACTTCTTACCGCTCTTGCCTTAGTCGCCCATTTTTTTTGACCGTTCATCAGGTATTGTTCACGTCCAAACAATACACCTATTTTCTTACCCTTAAGCGTTTTTTCGTCCCAATTCCATTCATAGCCCTCATTGCTTTTTTCAATACAACTTATCATACCTTTAAAAAATGGTAATTGTTTACCCTCGTATCCTTGTCTGAAAAGTCCTCCGTTGTTCCATTTTGCGTTCGTTCCGTTTCTTTCAGCATTCGCCGCATATAGATTACTGTAATGGTCTTTATATTCGCCCTCTGCAATATCCAGTTGCAATACCAACTGTTTCTTACCGTTTTTGGTTTCAACCTCTTTTGCACCCTTGATTTCGCAGATATATTTACCTGCCGGCAATGTTCTGCTCTCACCTGTGTACGATTGTGCTTCGTCATATCCTTGTATTTTATTCATTATTTTTATCCTCCTCATTCAGTCCGTAATATTCCCTTATTGTTTCATCAACCATTTTTAAATCATTATCAATCTCTAAATCAAACATATCCATAGGCGACTTTGCCGTACTTATTCCGTTTGATTGTGTTAAAAATACATGTTTGTTTTCATCTGCAACACACATCAAAACAATACTGAATAATCCCTCAACCGTTAATTTTTCATCAAGCATTTTGCCGATTGTTTTCGCCTTAAGACTTCCGTTAGGCATCTGTTCTGTATGGTGCAGAAAATATACAATGCAGTCGTGCGGTGTATCAGTCTGCACTGTTCGTATTAGTTGCTCAAAGTTATATCCTATTTCGGTAAACTTCTGATAACCTACTTCTTTAGATTTGTTAAAAAAATCAAATGCCATTAAATATTGACTGTCATCTATCACATAGCATTTTAGCTTTGCATTTTTCAAACTGTTCATTATTGTTTTGTATGACGGATTGTCAGCAGTTTTAAAATTTTTGCCATTTTTAAACGGTAATGGTTTCCCTGCAACATTGAATACACCTACCTTTTCAGGTACCATATTTCTCATACTTGCACTTTTTCCGCTACCGCTTTCGCCCATAATTAAAACCGGTATTCCCATATGTATCACTCCTTATTTTATACTCATGTTGTTTCTCACGGTCAACTCTGCGTGCGGAATATCAAAACCGCCCTGCAACATTTCCTTAATGACCGCTTTGTTCGGCTCAGGTTGCTTATATGTCAGTAAGTCACTGTTGTTCTTCATTGCATAGTCGATAAATTCGTCATCAACTTCCACCGCCGTTGACTTTCTGTAACTTATCGCCACTTTTGGAGTAGCGAATTTATTACCTTGCAATGTTCGATTTATGAAATTCTTCAGATTTTCAGCCTTGTTTTCCAACGACTTACGACGTTCCGCAAGTGCTTTTTCTTCTTCTCTTATAGCTTTGCTCTCGGCTACAAGATTTTTATACCATAACGCTGTATTTTCGATTTTTTCTTCTCTCTGCATTTGTAGTTCTTCAAATGCCTCGTAATCCTTTATTTCGCCTGTTTCTTCGTCAATTAAAGAAAACATTGCATTGTCTATTTCGTATATGTTCATTTGACATTTTCCTTTCTATGTGTTAAGATATAAGCGTGTTATAATATATGCCGTTGAACGGTATTGCGGGGGAAATTAAATTCCCCCGCTTTTTTATTATTCGATTATATGTACATTTTGAACATCGGCAAGTAGTTCTCTTAGCTTGTCCGCAATATTTTTTACTGCCTCACGTTCCCAAGCTCCACCGTCTGCCTCAAACAGTGCCGCACTTCCGTCTTTTAATCTAATTAGGAAGTCGCTTTCTGGTTGTTCTACCTCTAAAAACGTTCTGTATGGCTTTAGCGAAACAATCGGTTTTATTCTCTGTTCGCCAACCAGCTGAATACCGCTCTTGACGGTTGCCGATTGTGTTATACCGTCATCTTTCGTCTGAACTGATTGTTGATCGGTAATGTTGCCGAGTAACTGTACAAGATAATCTCTGTCCTCTGTCGGTGCAAAACGTGACTTTAGGCAGATAATCATATTTTCAATGCTCATATAACTGTCGAAGTCAAAGCTATTGAATTTTGCATATGCAACATATGGTCTTTCACGTTGCATATCATATCTGACCGTACCCAATACATCAACCTGCTCCGGTGATACCACTCTGACGAATAATGGCTTATCATAATTGTCCATTTCTTGTTTCATCATAGTGACTAAACCACTTAGACTTGACAACTTGGTTGTATCAATCAATCTGTCCTCAATTCTGTGTAGTTGCTTGTCTGAAAATGCGCCATGGTCGGTTTCAATCACCTTTGGTCCTGTCATATCCTCGATTTTTTCAATAAACTCTTTGTTAATCATTATCTTTATCCTCCTTTAAATTACATTGCTTTCTTAATCGCTATAATCTTTGGCTCGTCTTGCTCCGAGCCATCTAATGCCATTTGTCCCGGTACTTGTGGCAACATTTCGACTAATGCTTTGCCCTCGTCTGATTCCGTCAAATACAACGCGCTTTCAATGTTGTTCGTTGGTGTCAATGTTGATTTTACCTGTGTCGACATTTTTATGTTCTGTCGCTCGCTGTCCGGCTTTAGTGATAACGTCAATGTTATCTTTCTTACTGCGTCCGCTTTTGTGTTTAGGTCGCTGATATTATCAACAACCTTTCCCAGTTCATAGTCCAATCTTTCACCGATTGCGCCACGAGCGACCTCTAATAAATTTGCATTACCCACTTTTTATCATTCCTTTCTTGATTTTTTATTTTTTTGTGGTATAATATATGTAAAACATAGATTAATCTATGTAATTACCTTTGACCGTTTACGAGTGCCAGCTCTAACGGTCTTTTTCTTTTACAACAATATTGATATACGGCTCACCATTATTCCACGAATGGCGTATTTCAAAATCGGCACTACCATTAATCAATATTTTTGTGTTACTGCCAAGTGCGGTTAATATCTCGATAAATTCTTCATTATTGTAGTTCTCTACTTCGTCATTCATTCTCTTTTACCTCTACATTCTTTTTGACTAAATCTTTCAAATACTTCTTAACTAATCTGTAATATCTTC